ATAGGAAAGTCTTGTCCATATAATGCTCCTAAATTAATAGGATTAGGTTCATTCTTATAGAAATCCATAAGAACTTTTTCCATATCTTCAGCACCCATTATATCTTGTGATTTCTTACACTTATATAATTTACATGTATTACTACAGAACTTATCCATAATCTGATCACTACAACCATATCTATACCCTTGACCACCATGGCCCGTATAGCATCCTTCAACCAATCTAACCATTTCTTCAGCTTTAAACTCTTTATCTGGTCTAGTAACCTTTTGTCGCCACTCTTCCATTATAGTTCTTACTGTATCTTCTGGATATAACCATCTTAGCCATGAAGCTAATCTTAATGCAACCATATGTCTATTACCAAAGGATGCGCCTGTCATCATCTTCTGTATACAGGGATAATTAACAGGATCAGGAGATCTACCTAATGATACATTCTCTTTAGGAGCTTCCTTAGACCTCTTTAAGCTTAATACATCGAATACAGGATCACACTCCATGTCTACTTGAGTCTTACCTAAGCCAGGCCTTTTAGCCTTTTCCATGATAGCATCAATACTACCATATAATAAAGTTTCATCTATTCTAACTTTCCATAATTTAGATTTACTATTTCTAGTATTTATCAACCTTATAATCCTAGTCTTATCTGTAACCGATGGATCTGCATAATCAAATATGCCAGCATCCGATAATGCTTTTTTAACATTTAAATGTAGATTCTTATCAGGTTTCCATCTGAATGCACTTCCAGGTATTCCAACATGGAATCCTGTTCCTGAGAAATATATCTGATATGGAATATCTAAGTCTTTTAATAATATTAGTAGCCCTTGTGTATATTCTTGTGCCTTAGCTGGAGAACTGCCATCTACATCTAATAAGAACTCGTCTGGCATGTATATTAAGCCATCAAATCCTGATAAAGATTTCTTAGCATCACAGAAATCTCTTACATACTCATCATAATCATATAATGATACAAAAGTATCACTATCTAATCCTTCCCACTCTCCTGATTTATTAGAATCTTGAAAATGGTGTCTATTGTGTGTGCCAAATGCAAATTCCTTAATCATCAAATTCTCCCATATTTAGTGCTACATAAAGCTCTCTAAGAGAATAGTATGGATGATCTTTGGATACCTCAGTGTTATGTTGAAGAGCCATTTTAGACGCTTCTACATACCTTGTAGTTTCACTTGGCATATATACCTTTAATATGTTTTCTACTGCTTGTTTAACTGTCATGTATCCTCCAAATAATAAGGGGACCAACTCTCATTAGCCCCCTTAAACCGATTAACTATCTAAAATGGTACTTCTGCCGATGCAGTTGTACTATCCGTAGTTGTTTCGGAGGCTACAAAGTCATTGTTCCCTTTTGATTTATTAACATAATCATTGTAATACTTCTCAGCATTACCTTGCCAATATCTAATATCATCTTCAGTAAATGATTCTAAATCATTCTCAAATACTGTAGGTGCTGTATTAGCTAGTATTCTATAGTAATCACCATCTTTATAGAAGAATACGTTTAATGATTTACCTATTAACATTGCAGGGTCGTCATTAAGTTTAACAATGGCTTCACCACTGTCAGACTTAGCTACTTCCATAATACCTGCATTAGCAAATCTAAATAATCTGCCTATTGCAAATTCTTCACCATCTTTCCCTGTTTTAGAATAACAACGAAGATTAATTGAATCAGGATAATCCTTAAACCATACGTCTAAGTATTTAGTCCCGTTCCAATCACCATATTCTGCTTTGACAACTTCAAGGGTGTGCCATCCAGAAGAGAATTTACTCCCTCCGCTACCCGTCTTTACTTTCAGTGTTCTCATTCGAACCTCCTTTAACTAGTGTTTGCAAACTATAAGTCTTACCGCTACCAGGTGAACCGATAATAAGTACTCTTACATTATCGAACCCTTTATGTTTAGCAGCTTCTATTACTTTAGAGTAATCTTGGGGCATCTCTGCAGGTAATACATCAGTTCTATCTTTAGCATTATCAAACATTTCTGAACGTTTAGTAATCCATATATACTGTCTTTTACCTGTAGGATCTAGTACTGTCCTCGCATAGAATACAAAGTCAAACCATTTAGATATATCTTCTTTAGTACCACCATCTATATAAGGTAGTATCTTAGACGTACCATCGTCCATAGTTTGAATTTTAGAATGCACATTACATATTACAATTCCTGGTATTGATGTAATAAAGTCTAGAGCTGTGTCTAGTTTGCTCTTTAATACTCCCCAGTCTTGTAACTTCATCTTGCCATTCTTATCTGTTAGACTTCTTTGAAACTTTTTACTTAGCTCAGAGAATGTGTCTAATATAAGAGCATCAACTACATTGCCATCTTTAGGCAATACTTCAACGCTCTCTTCAGGGATTTCTAAAGTCCCTATCTTAATAACATTTGTTGTTTTTTGTTTGGTATACAACTGTCCAATCATTGATTGAAATTGATTCCAACTGCTCATAGCAATCATAGGATATCCAAACATTTCTTGAATTTTATCCCTTGAGCCTAGAGTCTGAGAACCACGTTCAAAGTCTAGATATAGTATTTTAATAACTAATCCTCCTAGATATTGACTCGTCAAGTCTTTTATTTAAATGAGACGTTAACTTCCTGTATTTAGGCCCAACATATCTAGCCTTAATATCATCTCGTCTCTTCTTAATTGTACTGATCATGCGTTTGCTTATAATATTACCGAACAGAGTCTTCTCGCCTAATCCTAGCTCCTGAAGATATTGAAGGTGTTTATTGTACAGCATGACTAATTCTAAATCATTAATATGATTACTGTCATTCTTTTCTTCTGTCATGGATTTTCCCCCCATAGATAAGTTACGGGGAGCAATTGGCATCACTCCCCGCATACATTAGTTAACTATTTACCATATATCAAGGTCATATAATATACTAAATACTGGACTTGAAAGCAAGCATCATTGTAGGAAAATTAAAAGAAAATTCCTTATCATATGGTTGGCCAGTAATCAATTTCCTGACGGAATTGACTATGAAGCTTCCACTCATATTTGCACAATAACTTGTTGCTTTAGCTGTACATGGCTCTGGATCACCGTGGTCATCTGAGTACCATACTTTTGAGTATTTATTAACTGTCGGAGAGTTGATGACGTACTGCTGATAATGCTCGGCACCCGTTCGCCCATCTATTAAGAATAGTGGTTTAATTCTACTCTTACAGATTGTAACTACAGCTTCCATTCTAGATTTCATACTATCAAAGCCAAGAATAACTATATCGTTATTGTCATGATAGAAATCAGTGAATGATTCATTATATTTATACACCTTGGCGCGTTGACTTATATTAAGTATATGGTCTTCTAACGCGTCTACTTTATACTTATCAACATCATTAAGATTATAATGAGATACACCTATATTATGCTCTTCAACTTTATCATAGTCATATAAACAGAACTTCTCTGCTCCACACCTGGCTAGTTGAATAGCTGCGGAACTACCAATAGCCCCGCAACCAAGCATATGAAATGTGTATTCATTCATATTATTAACAATGTCTTCGAATCGCATTGTAACTGACATTAACCGTGCCCTCCAAACAATGTCTGGAAATTACCTTCTTCTTCAACAGGATCTCCGTTTAAATCTACTACTAGATCTTGTGCGAATATATAAAATGCTGCTTGTTCTAAATCTGCTGCATTCATATTCTTTATCCTATATTCAAGTTTGGCTTCTTCGCATTTTGCATTATATTCCTTAACTTTCTTATTCCACTGTCTCTTCTTCATACTACCATCACACCATGCGTTAAGTAATTTCTCTGCATATTTAATGACATCGCTCAATGCATCAGGGTTACTTCCTTCGTTAACTTCAAGCGTTTTAGTATACTCTGTTGGTTCTTGCCACATATACCCTTGTCCATATGGTTTATTCCATCCAGTATTACTATAAGCTTTATGCCACCCCGTTTGTATTACCGCTGTTTCCTCCCCACAAAGAGCTTCAACTTCTTTCACTATTTCATCATCAACTTTATCGTCCTCCTCATCAAGAAAGTGTATTTCATCATCAACCAATGTTACTACTGGATCCCAATATTGAACGCTGAATTTGTGCTCTTGTCTAACGTTTACTACTAAGAATGCGCTCCACTTACCATTATCATACTCTGTCATGGTATTTGTATCTGTTCCTGACCAGAACGCTTTCATCTTTGCATGTGAATGCCACCATAGGAAATGTACATCTTTCCCATATTTCTGTGCCATTTCAATATAATAGTCCGCTAAAGCCTCTTTATCCATTGTGCATGTAGCAGCAGTGGTAGTTTGCTTTAATATTACGGGCTCTTGAATAATATAATCATCGGCATCATCTTTAACAATGACAGCCATTCCACCTATTTCGTGTCCTTTTTGTTCTTCTCTGGCACGTGCATAACTGATTATTTTATCCCAATCTTCTTTTGCTATATAAAACATGTGTAGCCTCCAAATTATAGGGGAGATATAAATCCCCCCTGAATTAATTAAAATATGGGTTCACCATCTTCACCGACAATATCATTAGATCTAGTTACAGACATTGACTGTTCAGATCCACCTACCCAATCTTCTGGTCTAATAGGATTACCTTCTACCAGTTCTGGTTGAGGAACTCCCATTGCAGATGCCCATGCTTCCATTTCTCTTCTAATGTGATCATCCGATGCACCATTATCCCAATGACGTGATACTTTACTAGGTTTAAGTTTAATATTCCTAGCATGATCTAGATCTAAAGCTTCTATTAAGAAGTC